TATTTATCTTATAATGATGCAGACAGTAACGGACACAAAGAACTTTGTGTAACATTGGAAAAAGCCGCTTTAATTGATATAAAGTTAGGTTTCTTTGCATTAAACGTTATCCCATTGCTTCCCGGCTGGACTGGTGGCGTGTGGCTGGTGGCACCTGATCGGGCGGTGGTCTTTGATGATAAGATGGCGCGTATAGGTGTGGTTATGCCTGCGTTTATAAATGATTCTATTTGCCCGAACCTAAAATGTAATATAAAGGCTTTGGATCGCGCCAAAGCTCCGATCATCACGGAAAAAGAACCGGTAAGAGAGCCGGAAAAACATTTACCGGCCTTATATGTGGATGCACAAACGAAAACACCGGCGTTTGTCTTTGCTTTGGTAGCTCTGA